AAAACTTCTCAGAAATTAATTTATTTATTGGTTAAAGGTGGATATGTTTTTTATAAAGTTTTACGCCCTGTAAAACTATCAAGAAACGTGAGAACTGCTTGTTCATTTAAAAGTCTTCTTGACATTTTTATTGCTAAATTACGTAACCAACCAATACCTGAAATTCCTAATAACTTAATACAAACACAAGCAAATATTTATCGTTTTTTAAGAATTGACCATTCAACTTTTGTTAATTTATGGTTGCCTAAACTTCAAGCTGATAATCTTATTTTTACACTTAATGGAAGGTTGTGTGCTTTTGAAGCACAACTTAAGGCAGCCTTAGTTAAATATTATTATGGATTAAATCATAACTGGAGATTAGATAATGTCTCAGCAAAATGAATTAGGTAAAAAAAGTCTTAAGTATGATGGTAATATGAGTCTTGATGAAACAATTAAGGATTTATTAACTCCAATGCAACAAGCAATGAATACTCTTGGAATTACTCCTGAGATGCTTGGTAAGAAACTCCTTGATGAACTTGAAGCAAAGGACACGAAATTTTTTGCGTTTCAAGGGGAAGTAATTAGTGATCGTGATATTGTTGCTTGGGATGTACGGCAAAAAGCAAGGCAGGATGCTCATAAGTTAAGAGGAGATTATGCCCCTGAAAAATTTGATTCGACACTTCATGGTGTGCGTACTGAATATACACCGGATGAGGAAGCAATTTTGAGAAAAGCTTCTGAAGATTTAGCAAATGAAAAGATTAAGGAAATAATTGAAAATGATATTGAAATGAAACCGGAAGGCTAATTGATTCAGTCAAATGCTGCTTTTGAAATTAATGATGAGGTAAGAAACCTAAGCCTTAAGGATGTCGAAAAATACTCACCTTGGTACTGGGCTGAGCATAATGGAATCATGCTTCCTTCAGGCCCATTTTCAATTAAGGATCATGAGTATCAAGTAGATATACTTAATGCACCTGAGACATTGAGGATTAATAAGAAAGGGGCACAAATTGGTATCTCAGAATGTGAGATTTTAAGAACCCTTCATGGCTTAATTTATAACAAATATATCCAAGGTGTTTTATATTTATTTCCAACTGCTGATGATGTATCTGAATTTTCCAAGGCACGATTTGCGCCTTTAATTTCTGATAATTTTGAAGCAATTGGACAATTTGTTCACACAACTGATTCAACAACAATTAAGCGAATAAATAAATCATTGTTATATTTAAGAGGAGCAAGAGGAACTTCAGACATTGCAGGTTCAAAAAAGGACTCTTCAAAATTAAGATCAATTCCGGTTGATAAACTTGTATTTGATGAGTGTGACTTAATGGATCCTAAGATGATTGATTTAGCCTTGGAACGTGTTTCTCACTCAAGTATTCAGGAAAGGGTTTACTTAAGTACTCCATCAATTCCCGACTTCGGTATTGACAAATTATATCAAAATTCTGACCAAAGATTGTGGATGATTAAGTGTAAACATTGTAATGAATGGACTTGTCTTGAGGTAGAATTTCCTGAGTGTATTACACAACATGAAGATGGTTCAGGTATGCGCTTATGTAGGAAATGTAAGAAGGAAATTTTCCCTCATGATGGTAAATGGTGCGCTCAGTATCCTTCACGTAAAAACAATGCAGGTTGGTGGATTTCTCAGTTAAACTCAAAATTTATTGATCCTTGGAAATTGCTTCAGTTATTTTTAAATCCTCCTAACGGAAACATTCAAGAAGTTTATAATTCAAAATTAGGTATGGCATATATTGCTGCTGAAAATCGCCTTCAAGAACATGACTTGTGGCCATTATGTTCAACTGAACCAAGCCCGTTAAGTCATGAAGGGCCATGTGCTATGGGTGTAGATGTTGGTAATAACCTTCATATAACAATTGTTGATAGGCCAACTGAAAAGTCCTTTAACATTGTTAAGGTAGTTGAGGTGGGGTCGAAGAAGATGACTGACTTCACGCCCATACATGACTTGGCTAAACAATATAATGTTCAGTGTTGCGTGATTGACTTTGCGCCAGTTCAACAGGAAGTTCGTTCATTTCGTGAAGCTGAATCATTTGATGTTTACGGATGCATTTATCAAGAACATCAACGTGGTCCTGCATCCTGGGATGTTGTTGATGGTATCGTGCGCATTAATCGAACTGAGATATGTGACTTAACTCATACAATGTGTATGACCAAGGGGAAACTTAGTATTCCACGTAGGTCAGGTGAAATTGATGAGTGGGTTAAACAAATGTGTAACATTGCTAAGGTACTTGAGGAGAACCGGGAAACGGGCTCAAAAGAATATCATTACCGCAAATTAGGCGCAGATCATTATCGTCATTCACTTAATTATGCAATATTAGCTGCTCAACGTATTGGTATTTACATTCCAACTGAGAAGAAGAATAAGGGTGGTTTAACTTGGAGAGGAAAGGAAAAGGGGTCTTGGATTTCAGCATGAGTAAGATTAGCGTAATGATTACGATATTTAATTATTTTAATTTAAGATTAAAAAGAGGATATGATGCCAAGACAACTTGGAGGGTTTGAAGGTTATTTAAAACAATTAGAAGAAGAAGGAAAGGCTGATCCTGAAGTTCAGCGCATTAATAAAGAAATTGCAAAGAAAAAAGAAAAGGAAAAACAGGATTCAATTAAAGGAAAAAAATAAGGGGTCATCATTATGCTTACTTACTTAAACGGAATTTCTAAAGTTATTGGTCATGTTAATGTTGCAGGAAGTGATAAGGATTATGAACCTGCATTGTATATAATAAATGAACATTCTTCCCGTTTTCAAGGAACTTCATTTATTATTGCATTAAGCGCAATGCATAAATATGTTAATCCATTTCTTCAATATACTGATCCTAAGTTAATTACAATGGATGCAATTCGTTTTACTGAGCTTAAGGAAGAACTTCTTAATGATCGTATGCAACTTGGTAAGGGAGTTGGTATCTTAACAAGGGATAGGATATTTAAGTCTAATGCAGATCTTGCATGTTTAATGTTTGCTGAGGTATTATGTAAGACAAATAACATTTTATTAGTTACAGGATATAACTTAGCTAAATGTATGCAGATGTTTGATATTCAACCAGTACCTCAGGCCGCTTGTCAATTATTATTATTTATTGAAGATTCCTTGGATGATCTTAAAAATGCACCAATGGCAATTCCTGATAATAAGTATTTAGCCGGAGGAATGGCACTTTATGATGGTTCAACTAAAATATATTCAGGTGATTGGATTATTCCTGAGAGTGAATTAATTGAAGAACGTTTTGATGCAACGGTGAATTAATGAGTGTTTTAGATAATAAAGTAGTTGTTGGAGTTAAGGATAGAAGTTCAAATTTTAATGCTCCTGTTCATTCTGGATCACTAAGTGAATCTAAGAATGAAACTCCTTCATTAACAATTATGAAGGCTCATGGTGCAGTTCTTGATCATGAAAAATGGCAGCAACGTCTTGCAAACTTACAAACATTCCGGCAACAAGCAAGAATACAACAAGCAAACAATCGTATGGAAATGGCAATTGATGAAGATTTTTATGACTCAATACAAATGAGTATTGAAGATATTAATGTATTACAAGAACGAAGACAGCCTATCTTAACCTTCAATGTTATTAAGGATACAATTAATTGGTTACTTGGAACCGAGAAGAAGATAAGGGTTGATTTTAACATTACACCAAGGAATAAGGGAGATGAAGAAGCTCAGGATGCAAAACTTAAGACTGAAATATTTAAGTTTGATTCAGATATAAATCATTCTGAGTATGTTATTTCTAATGCATTTGCTTCAGCAGTTAAGGCAGGTGTAGGCTGGGTTGATGTTGGGGCAAGGAACCAAGAAGATTCTCCAATTTACATAAGAAATGAAAAATGGAGAAATGTTTGGTTTGATCATTTAAGTGTTGGATTAATGCGCAAAATGTCTCGGTTTGTTATAAGAGAAAAATGGATTGATTTAGATATTGCTCAGACAATGTTTGAGGATAGGGCAGAAGATTTAAAAACATTATCTGCCCATGTTAATGCATTGTATCCTTATAATCCTGATGATATTATTTTAAGTGATCCGGCTTCTGAATTTGATGTTGAGGGGCAATTAGACTCAATGTTTTCTCCTCGTGGTGAAACATTAAGGGAACGTGTTAGAATAGTTGAGTGCCAATATCGTATGCCAGCTAAGGTTAAAATACTTAGATTAGTTGATAAATCAATTCCTTGGGGTTCCCTTGATGGGACAGTTTATCGTAAAGGTAATGCAGATCAGGATTACTTAGTTAATAATGGATATTTTAATACAACTGAATCACTTAAAATGATTGTAAGAATGGCTTATTGGTGTGGTAATGTTTATCTTAAGGATATATTAAGCCCGTATAATCACTGGGAATTTACATTAATTCCAATATGGTGTTATGTAAGAGAACGGGATAATATGCCTTATGGTGTTATTCGGGACTTGAGAGATCCACAAATTGATCTTAATAAACGAAGGTCAAGAGCATTGTTTCTTATGGCTTCAAATCAGATTATAGCTGAAAAGGGTGCAACGGATAATAAGCAAGAAACAATGAATGAGGCAAGTCGTCCTGATGGATATATTGAATATAATGTTGGGAAAAAACTTGAGTTCGTTAAGAATTTAGATTTGAGTCAGGCACACTTAAACATGGCTCATGATGATGAGCGTTTCATTCATTCAATTGCAGGCCATGTTGATCCTCAAGTTGCTGAATCTAAAAAAGAAATCTCAGGTACGGCGTTAACTTCACTTAAGGAAGGGACGCAAATAACCTCAGGTGTTTTATTCGATAATTATTATTTTGGCTTACAATTAATTGGTGAAGTTCGTTTGGCCTTAATTGAACAATTTCATGATGCTGAGGAAGAAATAATAACCGGGACGGATAAGAATAAACCTGAGTTTAAGTCAATCAATAAGCCGCAAGATGATGGGACAATTTTAAATCCAATTACGAAAGCTAAGGCACGTTTTATTATTGGAAAGCGTGATTATCGTGAGTCCGTTAGGGCTTCAATGTTATCAACATTAACTGAAATTACAATGTATCTTACGAAAACAGCTCCTCAAGTTGCAATTGCCATGCTTGACTTAGTTGTTGAGTTCATGGATGATCTTGGTCCACTAAAATCTGATTTGGTTGCACGTATCCGTAAGATAAATAAACAACATGCACCATTTAGTGAGATGAATCCTGATGAACAAAAACAAGCACAACAAGCAGATCAGAAGAAAGAGCAGCAAGAACAAATGATGCAGATGATTAATATGAAGTTACTTGAGGCTAAGTTGAAAGTTACTGAAGGTAAGGCATCAACTGAAAGTTCAAAAGCAATTAAGGATAAAGTTGATTCAACAGTTAAGGAACTTGAAGGATATCTTAAGGCATTGGAAGTTGCTTCAGGTATACAAATGAATCCTGCAATTGCTGAAGCTGCTGATGAGATTATTAAGGAATCTAAAAAACTTGGTGCTGATAATGAGGATGCACAAGATGATCAAGGTCAAGGTTCTCAGCGGCAAATAGCCTCACCTCAACAAATTGATCAAACTCAACAACCTCAACAAGGTAACTTACCTAATCAAGGAGGTATGTAAAATGGCAATTGGAACCTTAACAAAAATACCTACACAAGGTATAAATGCAAATAATAATATAACATGTATAGTTGGTGCAACTACTGGAACAACATTATTTATTTGTAAGGATACTGGAGTAATAAAACAAATTACTAATATTGACTCGACAACAATTGCAGCAGAAACTGAACTTACAAATAAGGTAAAACTTCCAGGTAAGATTGTTGCTTTAGGTGCTGTAAGTTTTACAGTATTAATTGCAATTTTATCTGATGGACGTGTTTATACACTTCATACTGATGGAACGGTTATAACACTTATTGCAAATCTTAATATGAGTGTTGTTGGTGTTTATGTTTATGGTACTTATGCATATGCAATTCTTAACGGAATGCAACAAGAAAGAAGTAATGTAATTAGAATTAGCTTAACGTAATTATAAGGAGGTTTAAAATGAGTTTGGGCGATATTACTAAATTACCCACAGCGGGAATATTTGCAACTGATAAGGTTGCACGGGCTGCAGGATATCAGACAACAATGTATATTGGCTATGATAATGGAAGAATTAAGAGTTTGACAACTTCAGGTACATTGGCTGAATTGACAAACAAGGTTAAGTTACCTGGAAGAATTGTTGCCTTAGTTTATACTGGTTTAACTGCTGCACTAACTGCAGTCTTAGCAGATGGGCGTGTATATAATTTACATGCTGATGGTTCAGCTGTTGCACTTATTGCAACCCTTAACATGGGCGTGTATGATGCTTTTTATTATTCAAACTTTTTGTATGTTATTCTTGAAGGTGTTCAACAGGAAAAAAGTAGTTTGCTTAAGATTGCATTAGCATAAGGAAGGTTAAGGATGAGAAATGATTGTGAAGTATCATTATCTTACGAAGCTGAAGATGATTTAAGGGTTGTTGCACGTGCTTGTGTAATTAAGAATGATCCTGAGCGTATGAAAGCTGTTAAGAAACGTGCTAAAGAATTGCTTGATGAGTCTAAGTTTAAGAAAGAAGAAGCTGAAAAAATGATTTCACTTGGTGAAGGAAAGGACATTTAAGGAGGAAATGAAAAATGGCTATTGAAACTAAAAAGGAAACAAAGGAAATTGAAGAAGAGGAAATAAAGATTCCTGATGCTGAAGTTATAGACGCTCCACCTGAAGGATATACTCAAGGTGAGTGGGATCGTTTATCAACTGAGGATAAGGAAGGCATCAGGGACATGATTAAAAATCCTGATGGTGAGGAAGAAACGGTTGATGAAGATGTGCTTAAGGAAATTGCAGGTATTGTTCCTGAAGTTAAGCCTGATGAAATTAAACCGGAGGTTATTCCTGAACCCGAAGTTAAGAAGGTTGAGGAAATCAAACCGGAAATTAAACCTGAAGAAGAAGTAAGTGATACTGATTTACTTGGTTTTCGCACAACGGCTACTTCTGCTGATATGAATACTTGGTTAGCAACTCAACCTAAGGAAGTACAGGAAAAATATGTTGTAAGTATTCCAAGTGATATGTTGAGTAAGCACAATGAATCACTTAAAGGACTTAAGGATAAATTTGATAATGATGAAATTTCTAAGGATGATTATGAAGATAAGCGTGATGAACTTAAGGAAAAGTTAAGTGATTTCAAGGCAACAGAACGTGAACGTATTCGTGATGCACTTAGGGATGATTTCATCTGGGATAGTGAACAAAGAACTTTTTGGAAAGCAAGGAAAGAATACCTTGGTGAAATTAATGCTGAAGGTAAAATTATTAAGTCCACAAAAAGCATGATGCTTATGAGTGCTTTGCAATCAGCAATTAATCAAATTAATGATACCGGGTTAAGTGGTATGCAAGTGCTTGTCAAGGCTGATAAGCTTGTCAAGGAAACACTTGGCTTAGTGAAACCAAAGGAGGTTAAGGTTATTGAAGAAATTGAACCCAAGAAGAAATCTGATGCGGATATTGCTAAGGAAAAAGGTGTTGCTAAATTACCTGATGAAACATTAGGTGATGTTCCTGATGCAGGTAAGAACTCGGTTGAAGATGGTTGGGCTGCAGTTGATCGTATGCCTGATGCAAAACGGGAAGCATGGCTTAAGAAACAACCTCAAAACGTTGTTGATGCCTATGTAAATTCATTATCAAGAGGCAAATAAGATGGCCTTAAAAAAGGAAATATCAATTGGGGATGAGTTGGATTTTGATTTAAGTCCTCAATCAGGAATGACAAATGTTAAGATACGTTTGACTGAAGTTGTTGGAAGGAAAGCAATCTTAGTTATTATGGCCAATAAGGAATCCGTTCCCATTAGACACACAAAAAATCATCAGCATTATGATAACAATGACAGGACACAGTAAGATGAAAATTATTAAATCAACATAAAATTGGGGAAAACAATATACAAAGTAAAGAACACGAGGTTTTTTACTTAGCACCAAATAAAACAAAAAATATGCAAGGATAGCTTAAAATGGAGGCACTCAGTGGCGCAAACGATGGTTGGTTTAAATGATGCTAAGGCTGTTAAACGATTTAGTTCAACCTTAGCTGTTGATGCAGCAAGAAAAGGGCAGTGGACAAGCAAGTGGATGGCAGGTGGGCCAACTGCAACTCGTCCGATTTATGCAGTTCCAGATTTGGAAAGTCAGCGTGGAGAACAGGTATCATTCGATATTTCTATGCAGCTTAACGCACAGCCAATTGAAGGTGATGATGAGGCTCGTGGCAAGGGAGAAAAATTATTTTTCTATACACAGATTGTTTATATTGACCAGGAAAGA